GCGACAAGCCCGCTTGTGCTGGCACCTGTATCGTGTGTAAGCAGCCGATACGCCAGCATAAGCGGGTCTTTGTATACCCATAACCGCCCGCCGCGCTGTGTATCACGTTGGCGGGCTTCGTATTGCCGAGGACAGCATGCCGTATCCGAGTAGCTTTACACCAGAGAAGCAGCGGTTCTTTCGCAGGTTTCTTGGTATGCACATCCCGATGACCAAAGGGATTATCGAGCGCTATCGAGTAGGGACGTATCTCTACATCGACACGAACGCGGCAGACGGAGCCGGCAGCCCGTCGATCTTTGATGAGGAAGCGCGGCACTTCGGATTGCAGTATCAGGCTGTCCTCATCGAACAAAAGCCGGCGCTATACAAGGCGCTGCGCGAGCGGTTCGGCGCGAGCGCACGTCACGGTGACCATAACCGGCTTTTGCCTGAGTGCTGCGAACTACTGCGCTACGCGCCCTACGGACTAATATACCATGACCCATTCGGCGCGCCCTCATTTGAGGCAATACGAAAACTTAACGGCATGCAGGCGACGAGGCGGCTCGACATCCTCATGACATTCCCTTCACGAATATATAAATTCATCCGCACGGTACACAAGCAATTCAAGCACCTAAAAGACGAACTTGCCACGGTCGATAAATCGGTGTGGCTCATCCGCAAGCCGGATAACGGGAGCCTCGGATGGACGGTGCTTTACGGCACGAACTACGATGAGCAAAGGAGCTGGGCGCGCGAGAGCTTCTATCGATATGACAGCCAAATCGGACAGGCGATTTTCGAGTATTGCACCTATACGGAAAAGGAGCGTCAAGAAATTTATGGGCAGCAGCCGCTACCGTTCTAGCCCGTACCGCTCCTATAAGGAGTACCTGCGACACCCGACGTTCCGCGCCATCCGCGCCCAGGTCATCAAACGAGCCGGCGGCGTCTGTGAACGGTGTGCGATGCGCCCGGTTACCGAGGTTCATCATCTGCGCTACCCGAAATGGGGCACGTTCGATGTGCCTGAGAACCTGATTGCTATATGCCACCCTTGCCACTGCGAGATACACGGAAAGGAGAACTGACATGCTTTATATCTGCCCAGTCTGCGCCGACTTCTTTGACGAGCCGAGCCTATATCACTGCCTGCTCTGCGATTGTCATTTCCCGCCGGACGATGACCACGCCTGCCATCACTGCGAAGCTAGTCTCGGCACAAGCGGCTACAAGGTCATCAAAACCAACCTGACACTCAGCGATGTGCCGCGCCTGTGCAAGTGGAGCGAGTCGCGCGGCTATAAACGAGGCACCCACAAGACCTATACGCCCGATGGACGTGTCTATGAGGGTAGCGTAAGAGTCGCGTAAAACGAGGAGGCCATAGTGCTTAGGAATATTACCGAGCTACACCCCCACCCTGAGAACGCCCGCATCTATGGCGACACCGCCGATAGCGACCTAGTAGAGAGTATCAGGGAGAAAGGGATATTGACCCCGCTCCTGATTACGCACGACAGTCGTATCATCAGCGGTCACCGGCGCTACGACGCGGCGCGCAAGGTGGGCTTGATGGAAGTGCCGGTTGTCCTATATCGCTCCGATGATGAACTGGACATCCTGGAGGCGCTGATCGAGAGCAACCGCCAGCGGGATAAGGACGGGCTGATTATCGGGCGCGAGTACACAGCCTTGCGGCGGATTATCGAAGAACGCGAGAGCAGGCAAGGGCAACGGAACGATATAAACGGAACTTCGGTAAATCAGTTTACCGAAGTTCAAAAGCCAAGCCATAAGGCCGCCGAGCAACTCGGCGTCTCACACACTACCGCAAGCAGAGCCGCGCGGGTCGTCGAGGCAATCGACCGCCTGGAGGAGCAAGGCAAGGCGCGAGAGGCGGGGCAACTCCGAACGACGGTTCGACACAATGTCGGTAAGGCATATAACCAGGCGCAAGAGGCCGGCGTCATCCCGCAGAGCAGGCCGAGAGACGAGCCAAAGCCGAAAGAGTATATCACCCTTATCGAGTGGAGCAAGATGGACGAGGCGGCGCGGTTCAGCGCGCTGCACCAGGCCGGCGACAGAAGATTTAACAAACAGGAAACCGACAATATCGAGTGGGCGAAGTGGTCATGGAACCCGGTGACCGGATGCAAGCACAACTGCCCGTACTGCTACGCCCGCGATATTGCGATGCGCTTCTATGAACAGAAGTTCGAGCCGGCGCTAATCCCTGAACGATTGACCGCGCCACTCAACACGCCCGTGCCGCCAGCCGCCCAGACCGACATCGGCTATAAGAACGTCTTCACATGCTCGATGGCTGATCTGTTCGGGCGGTGGGTGCCGCGCGAGTGGATCGAGGCGGTGCTTGACGTGGTGACCCGCGCGCCTGAGTGGAACTTCCTGTTTCTTACCAAGTTCCCGATACGCATGGCCGAATTTGAGTTTCCCGATAACGCTTGGGTGGGTACGTCGGTTGACGCTCAAGCGCGCGTGGCGAACGCAGAAAGGGCGTTCCGAAACGTGCGAGCGAAAGTCAAGTGGTTAAGCTGCGAGCCACTATTGGAGCCGCTGCAATTCACCGACCTGAGCATGTTTCAATGGATAGTCCTGGGCGGCGCGTCAAGCTCGACACAAACACCCGAATGGCGACCGCCGCGCGCCTGGATTAACGCGATAGAAGACCAGGCCCACGCAGCCGGTTGTCAGGTCTATGAAAAGACAAACCTTATCGAGCGGATACGGGAGTACCCAGGCTACGAGCCGGCGCCGGTAGTGCTACCCGATGAACTGCGCTACCTGGCATCTGACAGCAAGGCGTAGTCATGGCTGAACAGCCCGGCGGCGAGTGGACAAAGATACCGAACGCTATCCTTGATGCAATGCCCAAGATGGGCGATGCTGAGTTAAGGGTTGTGCTTGCTATCCTCAGAAAAACGACCGGCTGGCAGAAAGAGTGCGACGTGATTAGCTTGACGCAATTAGAGCATATGACCGGGCTTGGCCGACGGCACATCATAAAGGCACTCAACACGGCGCTAGCGAACGGCTGGATTGACCGCGAGCCGGCAAAGCGTAATGGCTTCTGCTATCGACTAGTAACCCTAGGTAACCAGTCAGACGGGACAACTAGTAACCTAGGGGAACCGGCACTAGTAACCCTAGGTAACCAGTCAAGCCCCCAACTGGTTACCCTAGGTAACACACAAAAGAAAGAGTCTAAAGAAACATCATCGATGGCGGCGCACGTCGCATTTTTGATTGACCAGGGGATGGGGGCAGCGACGGAGTTTCGAGACTTGGAGCCGGACGTTGCGATAGCTGATTTCAAGCGGCGGGTGAAAGAGGGCCAGTCGATAGCGCAAATCGTCCGGGCCTGGAGAGCTAAGGCGCCCATTCGCAAACCAGCGCAAAACGGCACCGGCCCCCCACCGAGCTGGCGCCCGCCCGATGCACTCCCGCTTGACGAGGCTATGAAACGTATTGAGGAGCGAAAGCGATGACCGACCGTGAATTACCCGCCGACATAGAAGCCGAACGCGCCACGCTCGGCAGCGTGCTTCTCAACAGGGACGCGATTGTACCGATTTCGTCCTGGCTGAAGCCGTCGCATTTCTCGCTCGAAAAGCACGCATGGCTTTTCGAGGCGATGCTAGCCTGCTACGACCAACAGATACCGCCCGATACCCGCACGATTTCGGATGAACTCAGCAAGCGCAACCGGCTAGAGGCAGCCGGCGGCATCGGCTACTTGTCGGTTCTGGTTGACGCCGTGCCGACTAGCTACCACGTCGAGCACTACGCGCGGATTGTCGAGCGGTGTTCAGTTCAGCGGTCACTCATCGCCGCCGGCTGTCAGATAACCGCACTCGGATACCGGGGCAACGACCCAGACCGCGCCATCGCTGAGGCGTACTACGCGCTCGACAGCGCAACCGAGCGGCCCGCAACCGATGACACGCTCGTTCCTATGTCGCTGATAGTTGATGCGCGCTACCAGGAGATACACGCCGCCATCGAGCGCGGCGAACAGGTACAGCTCGGTATCCAGACCCGGCTACGTGACCTTGACGAGATGACCGGCGGGCTGCATAAGTCCGACCTGATTGTTCTGGCGGCCCGCCCCGGCGTCGGCAAGTCAAGCCTGGCTTTAACCGTTGCGATGCAGATAGCGATGGGAGGCCGGCGGGTTGACATCTTCAGCCTGGAGATGAGCCGCGAGCAAAACCTGGACCGGCTGATAGCGATGCATACCGAGGCAAACCTGATGAGCGTTCGTATGCTGGCGTTAAGCGAAGAGGGGATGGCCGCCTATATGGGGGCGCTCGGCTGGGCACACGCGCTGCCTATCGCCATCGATGACCAGACCTCGCTATCAGTACACGACATCCGCTCGCGCGTCCTACGGCGACAGGCGCAGCTCGGAGCGCCCGAACTCATCATTGTTGACTACCTGCAACTGATGAATGACCCCAAATCCAAGACCCGTTTCGACATTGTAAGCGAGAGCGTGCGCGGGCTGAAGAACTTAGCGAAAGAGTTTAGCACGCCCATTCTGGCGCTCTGTCAGCTCTCGCGGGCGGTTGAAGGGCGCCCGTCGCATGTGCCGCTGCTGTCCGACTTGCGCGAGAGCGGCGAAATTGAACAGGCCGCCGACATAGTAGCCTTCATCTACCGAGAGGAGCTGTACGACCGCGAGACAGACAAGAAGGGCGTAGCGGAGTTGCACATAGCCAAGCACCGGCATGGGCCGCTCGGCATTGTGCCGCTACGCTTCGATACCCGCACGACGCGATTTGCCGACCTATCGTACCGAGAGGGGCCAAGCTATGCCCACTAACTCTGTCTGCTCTGTTTGCGAGAAGACGTTCGCCCATGCCGTAGGGCGACGGTCAAAGTACTGTTCGCGGGCCTGCTACAAAAACATCAGCGCGCGGTTTTGGTCGAAGGTCGAGAGGGCTGATGGGTGCTGGCTATGGAGAGGCACGCGCGATAACCGGGGATACGGCGTATTCAGGAAAGAGGGCAAAGACATCAAGGCCCACCGCTACATGTACGAAATCACGTATGGAGTAATCCCCGATGGTCTGTTTGTCTGCCACACCTGCGACAACCCGCCGTGTGTGCGGCCTGATCATCTCTGGGCGGGGACGCCTCGCGAGAATACGGAAGACAGAGACAGGAAAGGACGATGGAGAGCGCCTGACAACCCTGTACACGTTAGCGGCGAGCAGCACGGAATGTCGCGGTTGACGTGGGCGCTCGTGCGCGAGATACGCCAGCGCTTTCAGTCCGGCGGCGTATCAAAGCGAGGGCTGGCCCGCGAGTTTCATGTTCACCCGAAGACGGTGCGAGAAGTCCTTAGCGGTGCGAGGTGGAAAGAATGAGTGAGGTATTCCAAATCCTCATCGCCCCGCCCGGCGCCATCTGCGACCTGTGCGAGTGCTCTTGCGCTGGCGAGCCGTGCGAGGCGACGGTTATCGACGGACGCGAGCGGTACAGCCACGTGGATTTAGAGCGATGCCTGGAGCGGTGGGAAGCGAGCGAACACGAATGATGCTCCACTGCGCCCTATGCACCCGCTGGAAGCCCATCAAGGGACGCCTGCTCTGTGGAACATGCCACGAGTACGCCCGGCGCCGGGGGCTGCTCTCCGCCTTCCCCTACGCCAAATGGTTCACCGACACACGGCTGCTGTTCGACGAGGCGGGCGAGGCGTACTACCGCAAGAAGACCGCGGCGGCGCTCTACGCGATGGAGCGGCGGCGGCGACTAAAGACCGACAAGGTCAGGTGTGTCCTGTGCCGCCACAGGCGCCAATCTAACGGGCGCGGGCTGTGCCGGGCGTGTCATAAGGCGGCGGCTGATAACGGCACGCTGGCGACGTTCCCACGGGCGCGGCGGGGTGCGAGCAAGCGCGGGGGAAAGCTGAAAGCTAAAAGCAGAAAGCTGAAAGGGGAGCGCTGATGCGACGATTGAACCTTGAGGAAGCGCGCCTTGTTCGGCGGGCGATTGCGTGCAAGCGGGATATGCACATAACGCTGTTCAGCGTGCGCGACATAATCAGGATGTGGCGACATTGACCCGCGCCCGCCGCACCGACGGCAACCACGCCGCCATCATCCGGGGCGCGCTTGACGTGGGCGCCGCCGTGCTCGACATCCACGCGCTCGCGGGCACGCTCGATATTTTGATCGGGTTCAGATCGGTTCTGTACCTCATAGAGATAAAAGACCCCGCCCGCCCAAAGAGCGCGCGGGCGCTGACGGCGGCGGAGACGGCGACGATCGACCGCTTCCGGCTGGCGGGCTGTCCGGTGCATGTTATCGAAACTGTTGAGCAGTTGTGGCGCGTGATAGGAGCAATCGATTGACCATTACGTTATTGCAAGGCGACAACCGCGCCATACTTCCCACTCTGCCTGAAAAGAGCGTTCAGTGTGTTGTCACGTCGCCGCCGTACTTCGGGCTGCGCCGATATGATGTCGAGGGCGCGCAGATCGGGAATGAGCCGACGCCAGCCGAGTACGTCGCCGCGCTGGTTGACGTGTTCCGAGCGGTTCGGCGGGTGCTCAGGGACGATGGGGTAATGTGGATTAATTTGGGATCGAGCTACTATTCTGGCTCAGTCAATCCCAAACAAGTCGAGCAGACTGGGGCCGCCATCAAAGCCGATGCCCACGATACCTACATGTTGCGTGATGATCTTACGCCCGATGAGATTGCCTATGTTCTCGCTGAACTGGCGGCGTGCGTCGGCTAGGGCGGTGAAGTAGCCGCCCCACATATCGCGGTTCGTATTGACCAGGCTGTTACAGCGCTTACAGACCGCAAAAAGGCTCATATCATCATGGTTCGCCTTATCGTAATCGGCGTGATGGATGCTCAGATGATAACCAAGCTCATCTTCGGTTGTGCCGCACAGCTGGCAGGTATAATCGTCGCGCTCGCGGATGCCGTTCTTCAGCGTCTTGCTGAACCCAGGCGCATACTTCTGTCCGGTAATGCCGCCTTGCCACATCGGGTTATTCTCGCCCGCCAGCGCTTGCGCTATCCGCAACCGCCATTCCTGATCCGCCGCCATACGTTCGCCCCGCTCGCGGGCGCGCTCGCGCTTCTCGTCATCCCACGCGGCGGCTATCTTCGCTCGTGTAGCTTCCGAGTGCTTCCATCCCGTTCCGCGCGGCGGCTTGCCCTTCTTGGCTTTGCTCATGTTCGCCCTTGCCTCTGGTGTTCGCTCGTATGTGCCGCGCTTACTCAGGTTCGCTTGATTGCACGGCGGGCAACGCTTGACCCGTCGATTAACCGGCGCGCCGCAGTCGATACAGTACCATTGTTTCGGCGGTTTGGTATTCATTGGCTTAACCTCCCTACGCTTAACTATATTATACCATAGGTGACTACAATGCGCTTAACACTCCAGAAGAACGAAATCCCGCCGCACTTGCTGAAGTTCTTTAAGAACATCAGCCCCAAGCCGAAAGACGACCTGATGATTCCGCATCGTGTCTACCAAGCGCTTATGGAAGATGGCTGGTACGGACGTTCCGCCATAACCTGGATAAAAAATAATCCTATGCCAGAATCGGTTAGAGACCGCCCCACGAGCGCGACCGAGATGATATTCCTGCTGGCGAAGCAGCCGCGCTATTTTTATGATGCCGACGCAATCGCTGAACAGGCGACACAGAGCACACTAGACCGCAACGACTACAAGCGTACTGGTTACAACAAGGAGGCGAGAAAGGACGACCTAGTTAATTACCTCAACCCTAAAACAACAGAGTATTGGAGCGGCACAACCCGCAACCGCCGCAACTGGTGGGTCGTGAACAGCCAACCCTACAGCGGCGCACACTTCGCCACCTGGCCTGAGAAGCTGGTCGAGCCGATGGTGCTTGCCGGCAGCAGCCCCCGCGCGTGCGAGGTCTGTGGCGCGCCGTGGGAGCGGGTGACGGAGCGGGAAGGCGGCGGCATGGAAGCCCGCGAGCGGCCCAAGCATCTGCAATCGGCAAAGAGTACGCTGTCATTGAGCGGCAACGGCAGCAAGGAGTGGGCGGAGCGCGGCAGCAAGCATACCACCACCGGCTGGCGCCCGACTTGTGCCCACGACAACGAAGGCGCCGCCCGATGCATCGTGCTCGATCCATTCGCGGGCTCTGGCACAACCCTGCGTGTAGCCGAACGGTACGGGCGCGACAGTATCGGTATTGACCTCGGATACCTTGACCTAGCCGAGAAGCGAACCGATGGTATCCAAATCGATATGGAGAGCCTATTATGACTGAACCGAACGCCCTCGCCGCCCTCGTCGTGTACTGCTTCGAGCATGAGCCGCTTGACCCCATGCTGTACTGGATATGCCTGGCCGCGCAACACCGCATCAGAACCGTGATGGCGGCGCGGGCGCGAGAGGAGCGAACGAATTAAAAAGGCAAAAGGCAAAATTAAAAAACAGGAGCGGGGATATTCCCTCTTGACATTAGCTTGCAGTGGTAGTAATATGGCAGCATACCTGCAGCACACGAGAGGCACAGATGGTCAAGACAAATATCCGGCTATCAGACGAGTTATACGAACGCATCAAGCGGCTGGCCGAATATGAGCACCGCTCGATTAACAGCCAGGTAGCGGTTATGTTAGAGCTAGAGGCCAGCAATCGCGAGCGGCTGATGCGGGAGCGGGAGCGGGGTAAGCCTAAGCAGGAGTAGGTATGCAGCCGTGGGATGCTGAGATGCAAAAACGTACCACCGCGTTTGCAAATGCGATACTCGACATCGTTGACCGCTTGCCGAATACCCGCTCATCGGGGATTATCGCTAATCAAGTCGGTCGTTCGGCTACATCGGTTATGGCAAACCACGCTGAGAGCGCTAGGCCCAAGAGCGTTGCTGATAAGATAGCGAAACAAGGAACCTGCCTTCAGGAGCTACAGGAAACCCGCGCATGGCTGGTGCTGCTGTTCGAGCGTGACTACATTGACGAGACAACCGCCGGGGCGCTGACTGGCGAGAGCGACGAGCTAATCGGGCTATTCGTATCGAGCATCAAGCGCCTGGGGGAAAGATGAAAGCTAAAAGCTGAGAGATGAAACGAAGCCCGGCCCCTTTCAGCTTTCATCTTTCTGCTCTCAGCTTTCCCCACCCGCCCGCGCCGGCTGCGCGAGACCGAATGAAAAGTTAAAAAGGCAAAATGAAAAAAGGAGCACGAGCATGAACGAACCAACTGACATCATCGACCAGGATGACGGCATCCCAGGCAGTTACACCGACGATTGGGACGATTGACGATGCCGAACGTAGGATTCAATCTCGACAAGTTCATGCGGCGCATCGAACGCCAGCGCGTTGCCGAGCCTGGCGACGTGGAGCTATTGGCCGAACTGCTCACCGAGACGCTGGCGCGCGAGCAGCGGCTGCGCGAGGCGTGCGGGGGGCTGTTTAGTGTAGCGGAGTCGGCGGTCAACTGCGTTGCGGAGTTGCTTTATAACGACGGCTCGGACGCGGCGCTCAAGCGTGCTGATAGGTCGATGCACGGATTTAGGAAGGCTCTCGCGCAGCATCGCGCCGCGCTCGCGCCAGAGGAGCCGCGCTGATGCACCTGACTGATATTGAAGCACGGATATTCGCGCTGTCCGACCGTGTGCGCGAGCAAGACGCCGACGCCGCCCGCCAGATTATCGCGCTCGTTGTGGCGCTGCGCGAGTGGCACCAGACAGAGCGCCGCGAGCGCGAGCGTAAGGTCAACGACCTGATGCACAAGTGGACGGAGTTTAGCAACGGGCAGGTACAGGAAGCCTATGACCGTGTTGCCGCTGAAGTCGAAAATGAGCGCGCCCGCGTTGCGCGTGTCCTCGTCACTGACCCGCGCTGGCAGGGGTCATACGCTGATTTAATCGGGCTTATCAAGCCGGAATAGGAGCTGCACGAATGACCCCGCCCGCCGTCGCCTTCCACCTCCACGCGCTCCTCGTCGCGAAGTCGCTCGACTTGAACGACCAGCACGAGGTCGCGCGGTGGCTGGTTGCAAAAGATAAATCACCATGAAAACATTCGTGTTCCGCCTCTACCCAAACAAGGAGCAACGCCGCCGTCTCAGTGCGTGCCTATACGAGTCGCGCCAGCTCTATAACGAGATGCTGGAAAGCGAGAAGCAGCACTACCAAGACAGCGGTAAGTTTTTGGGTAAGTATGGGCTGGCTACGTTGTTCAAGGGGCGTAGCACGGCGCACGTTCCGGCCTCTACTGTTCAGTGCCTTGCTGACCGGCTAGATAAAGCGCTGAAGGCATTTCTTGCCCGGCGCAACGAGGGGCAGGGCTTCCCGCGATTTAAAAGCGGTAATCAGTGGCACAGTATCCAGTTGCGCCAACTTACGGGCAGGCGCGACGCTTGGCTTGATGGCCGATACCTATATGTTCCTGCCAAGCTCGGCAAGGCGATAAAAATCAAGCGGCATCGTGAGATGGAAGGCACGCCCAAAACCGGCTACTTAGTCAGGCGGGCAGACGGTCATTGGTATGCCCATATCGTATGCGAGTTGCCCGCGCAAGCCGACCCTTCGCATCCCGCCGACGACCGGCCCTCTGTTGGTGTTGACGTTGGGCTAAAGGTGTTCCTTGCCGATAGCGACGGGAACACGGTAGAGAACCCGCGTTTCTTTCGTACCAGTCAGGCGGCCTTGCGGCGCAAGCAGCGCCGGTTAAGCGCCCGCGTAAAAGGCAGCCGCCGTCGTCGCAGGGCGGCGCGCAGCGTGGCGCTGACATACTTGAAGATTGACCGCCAGCGGCGCGACTTCCACTTCAAGACAGCGAAACGCTATGCCGATGCCTACAAGATCATCGTCGTAGAAGACCTGAATATAGCAGGGCTGGCGCGCAGCGTGTTATCGAAGAGCATTCTTGACGCTTCGTGGGGTGCGTTCCTGACCATCCTGACTGACAAGGCCGGAAGTGCTGGCGGTCAGGTAATCAGAATCAGCCCGCACTTCACGACACAGGACTGCTCTCAGTGCGGCGAACTTGTTCAGAAGTCGTTGTCAGTACGAACGCACATCTGTCCTTCGTGCGGGTATGTTGCTGACAGGGACGTAAACGCCGCAAAGAACATCTTACGGGCGGGGGCACCGCCTTCAGGGACGTTGGCCGATGGGCTGGCGGTTGAACTGAGAAGCCATCCTCTGTGATGGAGTTGTCACTTCGACGCGGCATCCGGCCTGTGGCTGCGCCGCTGTTCACCCGACGATTATCACGCCGCGCTGATTGCGGCAGACGAGCTGCACGCCCCGCGAGAGCGGGCGGTGGGAGAGGAGCAACCGAATGTCAAAAAGTGAGGTCATCCGCGAGAATGAGCGCCTGCTACTGGCGTACCAGCAAGCGCGCCGCGCCCTTCCACGAAACGCCGTCATCGCCATACTCACCTGTATTCTCTGCGTCGGCATCGGCTACCTGCTGGCCGGCGGCGCGCGCCCCGCGCTTCCCTGGTTCTCCCGGCCCGCCACCGTCTTCCCCACGCCGAACATCATTATTCGTGACCTATCCGCGCTGCCCCCTGTGGCTTCACCAGAGCCTTCAGGCGCCCCGCTACGCGAGAACGCGGCGCCCGCTATCGTCGCGCCGGTTAGCGCGCCCACAATGGTTCCTGTGGCGCCGGTGGGGATTAAAGTCATCGTGATTAACCCCGCCGACGGGAGCGGGCCGATTGTGCTGCGTGATGGGATTAAGTATCGGAGCCGGCCATGAAGGACGGCGACCAGATTGACCCCGCGAGCATCCGCATGGTTGTTGCCGGGAGAACGTACCGCATCGGTCTGCGCGTACTCACGCCTGAAGGCCCGGCGACGGTGACGGGCTTTGACCCCGGCGAAGTGGCCGACATCCTCGTAACGCTCGACAGCACCGGCGAAGAGGTTTCTACGTCGTGGAAGTATGCTGAGCTGCAGCCGCTCGTCTGCCCCGGCGGCGCGGGGATAGTCGCGCCGTGAGAGGAGTAGCCCCGATGCCCAGACTGAAGAAACTCTCTGAACAAGAGTACGTCGAGGCGCCGCTGCCGATTTCGGCAGCGGCGCCTCCCGACAATTCATCACGCCCGGTCAACCTCGTTATCACCTGGGTTGACATTGATCGCCCGAAGCCGGTTCCGTGGAACCCGCCAGCCCGCACGACACGGCGCGCGGTGCTCGACATCATACGGCGGATGCAAGAGTTCGGCTTTGAGCCGTTCCGCCCGCTGCTGCTCTCGGAAGATGAGTATATCGGCGACGGCCACCGTCGCTGGACAGCCGCCCGCTACTTGCAGCTCCCCAAAGTGCCGGCCATCTACACTGGGCTAACAGTTGAGGAGCTTTGGGCGGGCAACCTGGGAGCAAGGTCGCCGCGCGCCGGGGAGTGGATGGCCGCGCATATCCTGGGCCGCGTCGAAGGGCTGCCGACCCGCACCGCCAACGCGGTTGACGGGCTGCTGATGGTACTCGGCGAGGAGGGCGTGCGCTACCTGATCGAACGCGGGCAATCGCCGGACATCTGGCGTAGCGCGTACAAAGTCGGCGTGTACTGCGCGAATACCGAGACGGCGTTTCTCCGCAGGGCAACCTACTGGCTCGTTAAGCACAAGATGGTTGACAAGACCAGCAAGGCTATGCGCGGCCCAGAGGACGAGCGGATTGACCCGCGCGTGTTGAAGCAGGCGATCGAGAATGACCTACCGCTACGGCGCGCGTGGGATGTGAGTTGAGAGAGTTCTTGTTTAACATGCGCCGTCGCGGGCGTGCTATCGCGGGAGGGGAAGAAAAGGACATGCAGCACAACGTTCGCAGCGCGCCGATGGCGAGCGCGGCAGCGCGACGGCAGATGAGCGGGAATGAAATCGCTGCCGGTATTGCGCTCATCGTCTTTGGGGCGCTCTTGTGGCTGGCGGGCGCGCGCTACACCCTGACAGGATGGGTGTACGGGCTGAATTGGTTCGCCGCCTGGCTTGGCTTGCCCGCGCAGATACCGCCGCCCGTAGGGATGGCGGTACTCTTTGCTGTCCCCATCGGCCTCGTCTATTCCCTGGTCGAATTGTATCGACCGTGGAAGGCACGCGGCGACTGGACGGCGGCGGCGCTCATCTGGGTCATCTGGGTCATCATCGTTTTCACCGATGGCGGGTCAACGTTTCTGGGCGTGAAGCAAGTCGCGCCCGATGCGTGGCTCATAACGCGGCAAGTCGCCGCGAGTGACTATCTCGCGGGCGGCTGGTCGCTGGTCTTGACCTTTATTCCTGAGTGGCTTATGATTGGAGGAATCAAACTGCTCAGGAGGTGATACCATGTCTCTACAGCAGGGCGCTATCCTTGTCGGCTATATCGCGGCGTTCGCCGTGTGCGGTGTCGCCTGGCAGAACCGCCAGAAGATCGCCGCCGTCTTTCGCTACTTCTTTCCACGTACCGGTGCCGAGCCTAGCGGAGATGGTTCCGGCATCGGTGCTGTGTCACCGGTTCCGCCGCGCCAGCATCAGGCGGCGTCGGAATTGGTTCCTGATTTTGACGCCGTGCTGCGCTTCCTTGAGGAACATAATCTAACCGACGAGCAGCTTATCGCGGTCTATGCAATCCCCCACCGAACACCCGACGATTACCCCCTCTCAGCTAACCGGATCAGAGATGCCGTCGGCGGCAACGAAGCGGCGGTCAAGGCGCAAGTCGCCGCCCGTCGCCCGAAGCCAAGAGCGCCGAAACTCAGAGCACACCTAGATCGACCTGTCAGCGGGTGGTGAGAAGCCCGCCAATAATCGGTAACAAAATCAGCGGTATCGGAGTACCCTCGATCAACAGCGGCCCGCACAGACGCGCACAGATTTCACAAAGTCCATGAGTTACTACTACACCCTCGATGAAAACGGCAACCCCATACCCGTATCGGACGTGCTGGCGTGGGCGCGCTGGTCCGAGACTGCCGATCGCGTCGTCGCCAGAGACGAACTGCCCGGCGGCATGCTCGTGTCAACCCTCTTCCTCGGCCTTGACCACAACCTCCTCGGTGGCAGGCCGCTCCTGTTCGAGACGATGGTATTTGCCGGCAAATGGAGCGATATCTGGACGGAGCGCTACTCCACCCGCGATGAGGCGCTGGCGGGGCACGCGCGTGCGCTTGCGCGTCTTGAGGAGATACGGGCAAGGGCGCGCTCTTGACCCGCTATGCTATACTCCCCCCGACGCCCAACGAGTAGAGCCGGGGGCGTTGAGGGCAGCGGCGGCGGCTTCCGACGGGGGCCGCCGTTCCTCATGTCAGGATTCTCCCTGACGTTGTAAGGATTCTTCCTTGCCCCTATTTGGTAGGACTACATTCCTATAGCATACTAATTGGCGGGTGTGTTAAGATTTCTTTAACCCGAACCGACTCGCTATCAAGCCAAGCCTGCGTGATAACCGGCCCATGCACACTCCTGTTCGCATCTCCCTCCCCACCGGCGCGCGGTTCGGGTCCATCGCGGCGCAAGCCGGCCCCGGTCGATCGTGAGGGATAGGCCAGGGGTGTCGGGTCATACCGACCGCCGCGGCCATGCTCGCGTGCGACAGCGCGGGCACGTAAGGAACGACGACGACTTGAGGGACTTGGAACCGATCGAGAGGAGCTGATGCCGTGGCCCTTGCCCCACCACAGCGAGTACCGAACCTTTCCGAACCCCGTGCAGCGCCCCGTGCCTATCATGGCACGGGGCGCTATTTGTGAAGGGAGCCGCAGCCATGCCCAGCCCGCTTGACCGTATCAAGCTAACGCAGACGAATTACGACGAAATGAGATTTGGAAGCTCAGAGGCGTATGGGGAAGCGCTGCCATGGGCGCTGATGGAGCTAGCCGACGCGATCGCGTTCATGCAGGCGACGGCGGAGCTAGTCGGCCCTAGCGTCCTGGGGCTGATATTCGATAGGCAACAACTGTTGCTCAATGCAGGGCGCATGATTGCGAGGGGCGAGCGAAGAAACGGGCCGCAGAATTGGGGCGCGACGGATGCCTAGCACCAGTCACTCAGTGGCTTAATCTTCCCATCCTTGTCGAGCGCCTTCTTGCTGTGCAACCAAAGTATCACGAACGTCTTGACGTGCCCCGCCAGTAGGTCGTCAACGCTCATCCCGACGCAGCCCGCCGCAAGGTTCTTCACCCGTGCGTCAAGCGCGGCCTCGTCGATAAGCGCCTGCTGCGCCGCTGCCTGCCGCGCCGCTATTGCGGTGGCTGACTGGCGCGCGGTCGGTGGTGTGGGGAGTGGGGGCGGCCAGGCGGACGCGAGCATCGAGCGCACGAGCGCCCCGTCAAGGTAGAGGACGTGTACCGAGTTGTCGTCTGCCGTCGCCTGCCGGGGCAGTCCGTCTGTTGCTACTAAGTCAGCAGTTGCCTGTGGAAGAACCGGCATAGTTAATCCTCGAATAAATCCTTTCGGCGGAAACTACGGGGTTTCAACCTCAGGAGAGGAGCCGATAGCGCGCCGCAGGTAGGAAATCCAGGCTTGATATAGGGGCGCGGTTTAACTGAACTTATACTAGTATTCCGCACTGATGTGCTGTATAATGGATGTATGGGTAAGGCACCTGCGCGCAGGATAAAACGGTTTTATACCCACACCATCCCGTGATGGTCTTAGACAAAAGCCCCTGGTCTTGCTGGCTTGGACTGGCGACAGTCACCGCCGTTAGCCGACGGAGACGGGTTCAGCAAGAAGGCTGTTTCGCACTTCGGTGCGACGGGTTCGTCACCTGCGTCATGCAGCCTAACTAGCCGCCGGGTTTCTCAGGGATAACCCGGATTACAACCGGCTAATGTAGCGCTCCTGTGTCACGGCAGCGAAAGAGCAGCTACAAGCTACGGGGATAAATCCCCGTAGTCCATGACTATCGACGGCGACACGCGGCAAGCCGTCGAGGAGAACGGCGTCGGCTATCGCTTGTGGCAAGACGGGCATAAGCACCCCGTGGGGTATCAGGCAATCGGATACCAAATCGAGAACGTGACGTTACCGGCGGCCTCGACTGCTACGTTGGTTGACGCGGCGTTCGTCAGCGGGCTTTCCATTGTGACAACTCCCACGGCTTTAGTCGTGGGCTTCTCGGTTCAACCGGCAACCCATTGGCTACCGTCCCCGAAGGCGGTGCCCCCGCCTTTACGTAGTGGTGCGACCTGGAGAATGTGCGGTGGAGCAATTTCAGCTACCGATGCACGTCGCACAGACCTTGAACCTTTTATCGAGCGGAGGTTTACCCGCCCGAACCCGCAAGGCTCAGTTGTTTAGGTGCAAAACACCTGTGCTAAGTATAACAGAGGACGTGCGGTTTGTCTAGTCTACAAGCGGTTAAAACGCACTAAGCAACTGGGTACCAGATCGAGAACGTTACGTTGCCGGCGGCCTCGACCGCGACGTTCGTAGATGCCCCGTTCGTGATTGGACTCTCCATTGTAAAGCCGGTTACGGTCGCCGATACGAACACCTGGATACTGCCGTTGGCGAACGTGACCGCCGACGTTCGCACGACCCCCGACGCGCGCCCCCGGTTCGTGTCGAGGATCGTCGGCAGGCTAATCAACCCGCTCCCCGTGCCACTCGCCGCCGTCCACACAACCAGGCCGTTGACGAAGATCATCCGGTCGGTAACGGTGTACCATCCCTCTTGTGTCGTGTAGGTCGTCACGCCCGCGATCGTCGTGCCGGTGTACGTCGGCGTATAGGCAACCGATACCCCGCCCGCGTCGCTCTTGCGGAGCCGTTCGAGCAGGCTTTCTATCTCGTCCAGCCGGCGCGAGATTGCAATTATATCGGACATAGTTATCGGGGTTCGGGGTTCGGGGGGATTCGGGATTGGGGTTTCGTGGTTCGGGGTTCGTGACGGAGGCTCCGCCCTTAATCCCGAATTCCGAATCCCGAATCCCGCTCTCCTCCCGAACCCCGAATCCCGCCCCTAAGCGTCGTTACGAAGAACCGCCTCCACCGTCTCCTTACCGCCCGCCACCGTCACGCTCACGGCGTCGATACGGCAGTCGAGCGATTGGCCGAACGCCTGACAGGTCACGAAATCCCCCCACCCCCAATGCACCCCGTAGCGCGTATCGTCCGTGTTGAGCAGCTTCCCACGAAACAGCGTGCGCGGCCTGCCGTTCCTGACTTGCGCCTGGGCTTCCGCCGCTAGCCCGGTGGTTGTGTCGTAGTTGGTCGCATCTACGAACTTCTCACGCAGCCCGAACGGACTAAGGCCGATGCGCCCGTTGTCTTGCGCCGTCGCTTGCAGCCGCGCCGCGCCCTCGCCCTTGCCGCCCGCTACGGCGAACGTCACTTCGTTGCGGTAGTCATACCTGAGACTGCACGCGCCCATGTTGCCGAAGTCAGGCGAGATGATGACCGGGTTCTGTCCGCCGGGGAAGCGGTGGTCAACCCCGCGCTGCCCGACATACGTGCGAAACTCCATCGTATCGGGTGTGGGGGAGACGATATCGAACGCGAGATACGTGCCCGATTGCGTGCTCGCCGCTGCCAGCTCTTGCATGACCTTCAGCAAGTCGCGCCACGCGAACGATTTCGAGACGGACGCGCCGAGACTAAGGTTCGGCGCGATCGTGACATAGGCCGAGATGTCACGATAGGTAGATTGCAGCGCCGTCGCGCCGATGTTGTCGCGCGCTATCTGCTTAATCCCGTCGTCGGCGGGCTGCGCTGAGACGCTTGACGCCGCCGTGTCGCTGTCGTAGTAGCTGAAGCGCCCCGGCTCGCGCAAGAGGCATAGCGGCGTATCGGCCTCAACCGTGATGGTAGCCCGCCCCTTATCATCGCGGGTATAGTCAATCGCCTTGATTAGCCATACCGTTTCGGTATCAAGGTACTCTCTACTCGATCCTGCCAGCTTGCGCCATATCTCCAGCCGCCCATCAGGGGCGCGTATCATCTGCGTATCGAAGTCGCCGGGCAGTACCAGCACCGCACTGCCGATGCCGTTGACGACCCGGCTATACTTCAGGCTCACGAACCGCGATGCGTCGGCAAGCCGTTGCCCGAACCCGTCAGAGAGGTATATCGAATGAGTTGCCGATGCCATGCGTAACCTTTACCCGTGTTTTGACGTATAGAGAGCGTAGGCATTTGCTTGCATTAACGAAGGGAACCCATGCGACATCTCATCATCATCGCCGCCATCGCGCTACTCCTGTCCGTTGCCGCTGCCGCGCCCGGCTCGTCTGCCGCCCCGCACGGCCCTACACCCACCCCTACGCCGTCCGACCATATCGTGCTCGGCACGCCGACTGCCGCCCCCGCGCTCGCGCCCGCGCTCTTGGTCGTCTGGTTGCGCCCCGGCCTTGCCCGTGCGTCCTGGCTCGGTACCGCTTGCCTCCACCGCTACCGCACGACGGGTGTGCATACCTTCATCGGCTGCGCGGCGGGTACGCTTGACACCCCCGCCGAGATGGGCGATACGTTCCGCGTCGTGAGCGGCGCTGCCGCTGTCTCGGCCCGCACGGGCGTCCTGGGCGTCGTGCTTCTGCCGATTGTTGGGGGCGGATAGTATGGGCGTATGCGATACGCCCCACTACGCTAGACCGCCGTTCCGCTGTCGGCGGAGTGCCCACGAGTTCGCCAAAAGATACTTGTCGAGAGGTTATCGCTATCGGCGAAGAACGAAACATAGTTGACACCGGGGAGTAGCCGCCATGTTGACAGGTTACTCCCCGCGAGTATCTTGCCGAACACGTTCCCACGGAAGTCGCTGGTGAAAGACCGCGCGCCGGGCGTGAGGTCAAGCGTTAGTTCTTCGCCCGGTATCATGGCGATATTGAAGAACACCCGATCGCCGGTCAATCCGTTTAGGAGCTGGTACGGGCGGCACGTGCCGGTCGCGCCGGTGTAGCGCATCTTGACAATCGGGTACGCATCGGCCATGCCGGTGTTCGGAACCTGCGCGACCGCAGCCGCTTGCGCCGTGCCCGCGAACGCGCCGCCGAAGTAGACCGTACCGGCGTTGTCACGCACCACCGCGTAGGTATCGAAGAACGCCTGATGGCTGATGTCGAGCGGCGTCCAGGCGTAGCCGTTCCAGCGGGCCCCGCCATCCGGCAGCGGAATAGCGCCCGCCAGCGTTCCGAGCGTATTGCCAACTGCTACGAGCTCCCCGCTCTGTTGCACGAATATCGCTGTCACGCCGATGACCCCGGTTGCGCCGTTCGTCCCGATACCAGTCGCCAGCGCCGTGTGACTAACCCCGTTCCATACGCTGATGTTCTGTACTGACCCACCGCCCGCCGTCCCGAAGTGCCCGCCGATGTAGACGCGCTGGTCAGGCCCGACGGCAATGCTCGACACGCGCACAAAGCCGCCAGCACCCCCAAGCGCCATCCCGCCCGCCAGCGTCCCAAACGTACCGCTCCTCCAGCTCGCTATATCATTCGCGCTCGCCGTCCCACCCGCCGTCGTCACCGATACGCCGCCGATGTAGAGCACCCCGCTCGCGTCCATCGCCAGCGAATAGGCCGTCCCGGTCGTCGCGCCGTTGCCGATCGTGCCGCCCTGCAATGTCCCGAACTTCTTAGTATCGGGGAACCACATTCCTACGGCGGGGTAGGTCGTGCCGCCGATCGCCGTGAAGTTCCCGCCGACGAACAGCGTCCCGTTCGGGCTAAATACCAACGCCTCCACAAGCTGGTTCGCCGACCCGCCCGCCAGTGTTCCCCACGCCCCGTTCCACTGCGCGAGGTTCTTTTGCGCCGTGCCCGCGATCGGCCCGAACAGCCCGCCGGCGTAGAGCGTCCCGGCGGGGCTAAACACGAGTGATAGCACGCTGGTGTTGGTTAGCGTGCCGCCGGTCAGCGTCCCCCACAGCCCGTTTGTCGGCATGTACATCGCGACGCCGCCGACGGCGCTTCCTGCCGCGCTGCCGAACTGCCCGCCCGCGAACAGCGTTCCGCTCGGACTCATCGCCATCGTAAGCACCTGATTATCGAACGTTGACCCGTTCACCCCCATCGTGCCCCAGCGCCCTTGTGGGTCACGACACGCGATCCAGTTCGTGCTGCCGAGGTTGACCCGGCTCGCCAGCGTCGTCCCTTCATCGGTCGTCGCGTGCCAGTACGGGTCGTGCGCGATAAACCGTATTGCCGCGTTCTCCCCAAAACCCGTCTGTCCAATCTTCTGCTGCCCTTCCATCCCGGCGTCGAGCACCGCGTCAATCGTGACCGTCCCCTCGCCGCCGACGTACCACAGGCGTAAGGGCTGCTGTGGGTCTACCACGTCGATTTTGAGCGCATTCAGGATGGTACGGCGGGTTACGTGATAGTCGCGCTGTGTCGTGCCTCCTACGTAGGCCGTGAGCGTGAAGGGCCGCTCTTTGGCCCGCGTGTGCTGGTACTCCGCCCCGTCCGTCAGGGCGAACGACATCGCGGTATTCTCCAGCGGCATCATGCCGATACCGAGCGCCTGGTCAACCCGCAGCCCTAAGTCAGCCAGGGCCACAACCGACCCGCCGCCACGGTACGTGCCGCTGCGTGCCGATTGGCTGGCGTGTGGCGCGCCGAGCCAGTAGCAGCCGTCCTCGTCGCCGTCCACATACGTCGTCTGGCTCCCGACCTCAACCATCGCGCCGTCAACCGAGAACGGTGCGGTTGTCGCCGCCGTCTCGATGTACGCCTCGATGAAGCGGTTGCCGCCGCCGGACGCCTCGGTATAGCTGACACTGTAGCGCTGCCACGTCCCGCCGGTCGTGAAGGCGGTAGAGCCAAGCCACGCGCCCGTCGCGTAGTTCGCGGTCGTGAGAACACCCACCCGCAGCGTCTTACCGGTCTGTACTTTCGCGTAGATTGACACGGTGTAGGCCGTACCGACACCGGCAGTCCACGGCCCGGCGGCCATGTCCAGCGTGCCGGCGCTGTTCGTCGGTATCTGATAGCACCACGCGCCGAACGCCTGCGCGCCGGATGAGCGTACCGCGAAACCCGTTTGCGAAGCCCAATTCGTCGCGTCGCGCTCTAATGAAGGGTTGCTGAAGATGTTGGTCTTACTGACTGGCAAGACAATTCCGAAGGCTGATGCGCTTCCGATAGGCATAGCGTTAAATCCCCGCTAGCGATGCGGCTAGGCTGTAATCCATCCCCTCGGTCCCGCTCAGATTGTTCGTGATATTCATCTCAACACTACGGTTATAGCTACTGGCGACGCTGCTATTACTCCCGCCCGCCCCGCCGATACCGGACTGACCGAGCGCGGGCGCCATGCCGTTCAGTCCGAACCGCAGCGCGGGCAAATCAGTTTTGGCGAACTGCTGCGCCGCGTCGCTGATGGACGAAAACCAGTTCGCCATCGGCGGCGGAGAATGGCCCTGCAGCCAGTCGGGGATCGAGATGCTATTCAGCTTCGACGCTAGGTCGTTCAGCCACTTAATCACCCCCTGCACCGCGCCGCTGATACTGCTAAGCGCGCCCTCGACACCGCCGAACGCGCTCTGTGCCGTTTCGAGCGCCGGACCAACCGTGCCGCTTAGTACGGTTTTAATCGACATGAACTGCGGGTAGAGCGTGCCGAGAATGAAAAACGCCACGCTTTCCATCGCGCTCTTGACCGCTGGAAACACCACGTTATAGATATTCACGAATATCGGGACGATGTAGGTATTGAGGAAATCCCACACGCTCGTAATCGCCGGCAACAGCACGGTCTTCCAAATGCCCTCCAGCGTGCGAAGCGCCAGCCCAAGCAGCGCGATATTGACGTTCACCAGCGCCGTAAAGATCGGGATGATGTAGGTATTGATGAACGTCCACACCGCCGTTATCGCCGGAAGTAGCGTATTATTCCAGAAGCCGGCCAGCACACCGATACCCGCCGGCAGCGTCGTAAACAGCCAGGTGTAGAGCGTGGAGAATATCGGCAAGATGCTAACGCTGATGAAGTTCCATATCGCGGTAATCGCCGGCAGTAGCACGTTATTCCAGAAGTCCGACGCCATTTGAATAGCGACGGGCACGTTCGTTTGCAGCCACAGCACTACGTCGGCAAGGATGGGCAGCACGTTTGTTTGTATCCAGTCGAACACCGTATGCAGCGCAGGGAACAGCGTGCCGGTCATGAAGTCGGCGACGGCCTGAATAGCGGGCGGCAAGTTCTCGGCGAGCCACTTCGCGACGACCGCGAGAATGGGCACGATGAACGTTGTAAATATCTCCCACGCGGTTATCAGCGCGGGCTTCAGCACGTCCGTCCACAGCCCCGCAAGTACCTGGATTGTGGCGGAGAGCAGCGGCATCACGGCGGTTGCCAGGTTGTTGAGGATCGGCATGATGTTCGCCTGGATATAGTCCCACACGACCGTAAAGCCGTTCATCAGGTCGTCTCTGAGTGTCGCCGTGAGCGCCTGGATTTGCGGCCACGCCATCTCGACCATGCCGCGCAGCAGCGCGAATGATGGGGATATACGCGAGAGCACATCAAGGATGCCCTCGAATGGCGTTGACGCATTCGTGAAGGTATCAACAAGGCTTTGGAAGACCGGCTGAAGTACCTTGACTATCTCATTGAGTATCGACATCGCCACGTTCAGCCCGCCGCCGATGGCCTGGCTTATCCCGGTAGCGGCCCCTTCACCGACGCCGAGCGCTTGCAGGAAGTCGCTAAATACTCCGCTGCCGTCCTCGAATACGGTGAAGATGCCGGCGATACCCTGGATGTCAATGCCCTTGACGAACACCCCAAACGCCGCCGCCACCTTCTCCACAACCGGCGCGATCGTGTCGTTGAGGAACCCCGCCAGCTGACCGAGCAAGGGCAAGAGCGCCGTACCGATCGCCTCTTTCGCCTCGCCCATTCGGTCCTTGAATTGCGCCATCCCGCCGTCGGCCTTGGCCGCCGCTTCCGCACTCCCGCCGAACTCCTTATTCAGTTCCGCGAGGATGACCGCTTGCGCCCCGGCCATATCCCCCGACTCTTGCATGACCTTAATCTGGTCTTTCTGTTCGTCAGAGAACGTCACGCCGATACGGGTGAGGGCGGTAATCCCCTTTATGGGGTCGTTAAGGGCTTTGCCTAACTGGATAGCTGAGTCTTTGGGCGCGCCGCCCATTGCCTGGGCGAGGTCAACCGACATTGATGTCGCCGCATCCAATGAACCTTTGGAGATATTCGTGAAGGTCATCAACAGATTTTCAGACTGTTGTATCTGGTCATCGCCGAATAGCGATTTTCCACTGGCTGCTGATAGGCTCGTTGCGTAGTCTGCTACCTGTTGCGCTGTCCTTCCAGCCGCACCCCCCGTGCTCTTGATAACAGCAGCGGTCTGGGCTTGTATCTTCGCATTTTCACGAGCATCCGCGATACCGTCGGTTATCACGCTACCGAGTGCTTTTAATCCACCGACTGCAAGACCTAGGGCGGCCTCTCCAACGGCCCTTAATGCCCCTACGCCTATCTCCTGGAAGACATTCAGCCCGCCCCCGGCGTCTTTCGCGGCCCCGCCGATGTCCTCAAGACCCTTCTTGGCATCGGCCACAGCAGAGCCGCTACCGGACTGGCTTATGACAATGGAAACGGTTGCGGCCATCTATTTCTTGTTTCTCTGAGCGTCTATCTTTGCGATTCGCGAGTCCACTTCATCGAGGGCGCTCTGCCGGTTCGCCCACTTCAACCCGCCCGGCATCCGCTCGACTTCCGACGGTAAGACGTGCCACCGCTCCGCGAGCCGTAGCGTTGTGACCCACATCGGCGCTTTGCCCTTCCCGTAGCGTATCGCGTAGAACAACGCGCTTATGTCGCTTTTGGGATTGTCACCGAGTCCTTGATGCCCTGCCCAATCTGCTTGAGGTTCCTGACGGTGAGCGCCTTGCTTTCGTCGTCCGTCAGGCCGAGCATCCCCGCCAGCGATAGGCGCACCTCTTTCCACTTGGCCTCGTCCATCGCCTCCAGGAACAGCAACGGGATGTCGTCCGGCTCGAATGAGCAGCGCTTCGTCGCGCCGTCGATTGTTATCTCGACAAGTATCAAACTATCCCCCTCAACCTGTTTCACGTTTTACATACCGCTATCGTGTAAGCGCCATTATTCCGCGTCCTAATCACGCGCCTGAGATTTCGGAAGTGCCCAGCCTTGCGATCGTAATCGTCCCGCGCCCCGCCGCCGCCGTGCCCTCGTTGTAGCGCGAGTGGAAGCTAAAGACGCGAATATCGTTGCCGTCCTGGTCATCAAGCGGCGCGACCTTATCGAACTTAATCGGCAAGTCGAGGCGGAGTAGTTTGTTCAGGAAGGTCGTACCTTCGGCGATCGCCCCGCCCGGTACGTCGATACGCATAAGCTGTGTCTGCTCTTGCCGCCACTTCTCGACTTGACCGAGGCTCCCCGACGCGCCGAACGTGCCGCTAATCTGGTGCTCGATGGTCAGCTCGCCCTCGATTTCGCAGCCGGTGAAGACGGCGGTAGCGAAGTCGAGCCGGCCCGCGTCAACACTAAACTTCGGCGTCCACGCGGGCGTGAACTTGATGTTGCCCGCAAGGATGTTGCCGGGCGTGACTTTGTTGCTGCTGAATACCGAGGTCGTCGGCGACAGGTAGACCGTGCCGTTGCCTGACAGGATTTCCTCAACCGTGACGAGCGTGCCCAGGCCGGCGACGGAGTAGGAACCCATCGCGTTTGTCGGCGTGCCGCTCCGCCCGAACAGCGTCGCCTCGACCTTCATCGCCGCGCCGCCCTCGAACGTCAAGGTCAACTCTTTGCACAGCGCGTAGGTCACGACTTCGGCGTTGTGGTTCGCGCCGGTCGGGTTGTCGTCGCCGACTTCGGCGGTACAGGAGTAGGTAATCGGGGTAGTGCTGGCGGGAATGGGGAGCGTAAAGACGACGGTACTACCGCTGGCGCCTTGCGCGCTGCCTGCGCGGTTGCCGCCCCCGCTCGTCCCGAACCCGCACATCATGAACAGGTCGGGTAGTTGCTCATACGTCGCTTCGGTTTCAGGGATTGGCAGTTCCGCCATCAGTTTGGCGGTGTAACTGCGGTCGGTGCCGCCGAAGATGCCGACGTTCTCTTCGGCGATGGTCACTTCCCTCTGGTCGTCGATCCCCTCCACCGGCCCGCGCCAGAGGAAGCGGGGGCTAGATTGTGACCCTGGAGACGTTTCCGCTTTGAGGCGCATCTGACGAAGTTCTTTTACCCCCGGCATCGGTTTGCTCCTTGCTTTGCTAGCATGAATGTGCTATAATTATGACAGATAAGATTGAGAGTTAAAGGGCATTGCAATGAAGAAAATCACGGCTATCTGCCCGGTATGCGGTGAGAGTTTTAGCTATTTCCCCTCGTCTTATCCTGACAAGCCCAAGGTGCATTGCTCGAAGAAGTGCTTCCACGTCGCGTCGTGGATTACCAAAGACTGCCCGATGTGCGGCAAGTCGTTCACCCGCCGAAGGAGTGACCCGACCGACTGTTGCTCGAAGACTTGCGGGCGCCGACTGGCGAACCTTGAGAAACACATCACGTTCAGTTGCGACCAATGCGGAAAAGAGCTTACGAGGAAGATGAGCAACTACCGACCGGATGCGCCTAACCACTTCTGTTCGCTTCGGTGTTTCGGTGACTGGCAAAAGGTCAATATACCGGCGCACATAACCGCGCGGCGCGTTGACCCTGTAGAACGAGCGTGTAAGGAGTGCGGCAAACCATTCGAGATAAAGCCCGCTCAGTTGACTTATGCGGGGTACGGCTCGTTTTGCAGCCATGTCTGTAAGGGGCGCTGGTACGGCGCGCGTGCCCCTCACCCGCCCCCGGCCCGCGCTGGCGCGCTTAACCACAATTGGAAGGGCGGGCTGCGCTTCAAGTATTATGGCCCTAGCTGGCGCCCACAGCGCCGCAAGGCGCGCGGGCGCGACGGCTATGCTTGCCGGCGTTGCGGTAAAACCGAGGCTGAGTTGGGCAAAGAACTTGACGTACACCACAACATCCCGTTCCGTGATTTCGGACTATCCCGACACGAGGAAGCCAATCATCTTGACAACCTCATATCGCTCTGCGCTAAGTGCCATCGAACTATTGAGCACGGCGGCTGCATTACCTAGCGGGCACGCAAAAGCGGCGGGTTGTCGCCGCCCCCAAAGGAGTTTTGACAAGCCGCCGCCGAGATGACCCGATGGCTATTTGATTAGCGCTCGTCTCTCCGAGCCGTCTGTGCCCCTAGTATACCACACCGCAGGCGCCTATGCTATAGCCACATTATTCGGCAGTTCAGGTGAATGTTATACCCAAACCACGGCTTGCCCGAATACGGCAAGCTCGACACGAGGCCGGTATCCGTGTGCGGGCTGCCGGGCTTGCTCTCGATCGTAATCTGATACCCGCTGATTGTGCCGTTGTCAAGCGGGATATTGGCGGGGGTAAGGAACAGGTTCTTGACCGCCTCTAGCACGCGCTCACCTTGCGCCGTGCGCGTCGGGATGTCCTTTTGCGCTAAGCTCTCCACGAACACGAACACCTCTAGCACGCGCTCATCCACCTTGTACCCGCCGCCCTTCTGATACCACGACCCCGGCCCGGCCCACGTCAGCGCGTAGGGGCACAGCGCGTCGTCCATCGCCGTCGGGTAGTTGTCCGAGTCGGGGGCGTTGGCGATAAACGCGGGGGATAAAGAACGAATCTTTTGCTGGACTAACGTGCATGCGAGTTCGATACCTGTTGCCATGATATAATCCTTTCGAGCGCGGCGATATGCGTGTCGGAGTGTGCTCAGCTCTTTCAGAGGAGCGCGGGCCGTCCTAGTCGGTATCTCTGAGCCGCGCTCACTCCTTCGGGTTCTGCCACACCCACAACCGCCCGCCTACGTCGCGCACGCCCGCCCCTAGCGCGTCATTGACCGCCCTATGCACCCCGTCCCCATAATAGTCGTCACCACAGAGCACCGCCCCCGATACAAGATGGGGCTTGACCGCTTCTAGACAGTCCCTAACGGATTGATAGTCGTGCGCGGCATCGAGGTGCAGGAAGGCGATCGGCTCGTGCCACTTCGCTACCCACTCGCGCCAGTCCCCACGATATGCCCATACATTCTCTGGCGTGAGCAACTTCATATTGCGTAAGAACGTCGCATGTACATCCCGCGCTTTCGCCGCCTCAACTCCGAAATCCACGAACGGCTCCGCCCGATCGCCGCCCTTGGCCGCCAGCTCGTCCTCATTCCCCCGCCAGTGGTCAACCGCGATAACCTTGCGCGGCGCGACGCTCTGCGCGATGCAGACGGTACTACGCCCTTCCCATGCGCCAATCTCCACAATCGCCCCCTCAGCCGGCGCGACCTGTGCGAAGTGCCCCACGACTGCGAGCTGCTCTCCCTGCGACCAATCCTCAGTGAACACCGGCGCCCAATCGGGATGGAAATATTGCGCGTATTTCACCGGGTCGCAGCGTATCGCCCACGGCAGGTCGGACGCCGGCCCGAACGCGAATACCTGTTCGCTGCGCCCCCATAGGTCATCGGTACCCAGGCGCCGCCGCTCGATCGTCTCCAGGTTCGTGCTCGCTTCGCTAACAAGCTCTTGATGCAAGAAGCTGGTCATCTTCTGCCGGATATGTTCGGCGTCTCCAAAATACGATAAGTGCCACCCGGCATTTTCTATCCGCCCATGCCTCGGATACTCATTCGAGCGCGGCTTCAGCGTCTCCCACCTGATGCCGTCGGGGGTGAGCGCGCGCACGTTCGCCGCCTGCGTTGCCCGCGTGCCTGACCAGCGCAGATTGGTGCAATACTTATTCACGAACCCGTAATAGAGCGTCTGGTCAAACGTCGCTAT